GTCTGCAGTATTTTCTGATCGTAATGTATTTCCTAAATGTATTGTAACTAAAATGGAAAAAATTAATCTTTAACTTCTTCTACTACTTCTGCGTCAGCTTCTATAATTGGTTTGTAAGTTTTTAAAGCTTTCTCCAAAAGTTTATCTAACTCTGATTCTTCCATATTATCCATGTCTTTATGCAGGTGTAAGTGATTATTATTTTGGAATCCGGCAGCTTTACCTCTAGCTACTTCTGCATTAATTGCAGCACTCCAGGCTTTTGATTCTCTTGCTTCATCTCGTAATTGTCCTAACTCACTGTAATGAGATTCTTTAGTGACATCATATTTTTTTAATTTTTCAGATCTCAGTCTGCCTATGTACTGACTAACTAAAGGGTAGAGAGTTGGGTTTTGAAGCTTACTAGCAGAAACATAGGCAGAGTTGGGATCATAACCTGCTTCAATGGCACATTCAGTAGCCGTCTTCCTACCTTCATTGGCCACAACTAAATTAGCAAATTTGATTTGTTTTTCTGTAAGTCTTTTTGGTAAACCCATGACTTGCAATATAAGTTATTTTTGATATATGTTCAAGCATGGTATCAGGAAAGCTATTAAGACAGGCCCTAGATAAGTTTTTAAAATCACCGGTAGCACAAGAGGCAAGAGTGCAAGTTTGTTTACCAGATGGAAAATTTTACGACATCAAGGACATTAAATTAATGGAAAACAAAATACTTGGCGTGCGTGAAACTCATAGATTGGTGATGACATTGTATACTTCGAAGTGGAATATGGGTGAAGTTATTAAAAAAATTGATTAGCCAGAGAACAACGTATTTAGCCTAAAAAATGATTAAAGGTGAGACTAAATTCTGGCATGAAATTAAAGCGTTCAATATTAAAAATAATTGCAAATTATCATTTACACGCTTGGAAAATAGTGCTGCACACGGGACTCCTGATCTATTGGGGTATAATAATTCTGGTCACTTTTTCACTGTAGAATTAAAGTTAATAAAAGCTAAAAAAATTCGATTCTCTCCGCACCAAATTGGCTTTCATTTGACTCATCCAAACAATAGTTTCATCATGCTAAAGACCCTCGGTCCTTTAGCCATAAAACTTTTTGAGGGAAGGTTTATTGAAGATTTAATTAAGGGGAAGGCAGATCCATGTGCCACGGATATGGAGTCAAGTCTTAAATTTCTACAAAACGTTTAGCGTCCTACATATTATAGGACAAATGTCAACGACCAAAGTGTCGCGGCTCGAGAAGAGAGCTTGTGGGCGGGACCCACCCCGGCCTGTGGCCTGTGGCTTGCGGCCTGCGGTTCATGGTGCGTGCTTGCGGGCGGGACCCTCCCTTATTTTTTATTTAAGCTTGAGGGCTGGTGGAATACGACCAGCCCTCAAGATTTCTAATGTTGGCCATAAGAAATATTTTTAATTTTTGGATTCCAGCATCGTCTACAGTCTAGACATTGGCCGCCTTGCTCAGGTGCTGGACATGTTGCCTTCTTAGTCACCACTGTGGATGTATTGGGCCAGCTGCTAATTGGTCCCTGGTCCACCATCGGTGATGATAATCGAATCGTTAAATTATCAGGTTTATGTTTTAAATATTTTTTTACCCAAGCTTCTTTTGTGGGCATCCAATGCATTCTTGAAGGCGTTAACCTACAGACAGCAAAAATTTTTTGAAGGTGTTCTAGATCCTGAACATCACCTGAGTCGTGCCATCTAAAGACATCGGGCTTTTTAGAATTAATTAGAAGAGCCATGGCCTCGACCCATCGCGGGTTTTTAATAGCTGCCAGTCTTCTGTATTGTGCATCCTGTACAACCTTAAAAACGTAACAACCTTTTAATGCATAACAGTCATTGCAGACGCTGCCTTCTTTGTCCTGAAGCTTGCCGCCTGTGTTGCATTCTTTGGCGGGTATACCAATTGACCATCCAGGCATTTTTCCAGGCTTGCTTAGGCCTCCAACCAGGGTCCACGCTTCACTGGGTTTCATATTCTAACCAGCCATTAGCTTCATTAACACCCATCATGAAAAATTTTTTTTCTTCTTCATTTTTGAAGGTGTACGTTTTTTTAGTGTAACCTTCTTCAGGCTTGTCTATTCCTTTAACGGCTTCAGTGCCCCAAATAATAGTTATTTTAATTTCTTTCATGAGTCTAATATAGGTTATTGTAGGATATTGTCAACAGCTAAAATTTTTTATTTTCAGAGAAGAGCGTGTGGGCGGGACCCACCCTGTGATTAGTGCTTGTGGGCGGGACCCACCCTAAAAAATAAAAACTTAAAACAGGCTTGCGCCCGGAGGCGCACCCTAGCCCTAACCAGCTGTCGCGCAACGTAGCATTCTCAATTACAGCTTCAGCTTGCTGCTACGCCTGTAATCACAACTGATCCCAGGTCCTGGACCATTGGTGAATTCGAAATTCTGCCAGTGGGCTAACAGGACCAGGTCCAATATTGCGCAAGACATGACACTTTACGATATGAGTGCCGATTCCATATTGGACCGGATCAGCGGAGCAGACGCAAAGCGTCTCGACATTCCACTGATCCCAGGTCTAATTAATTGTAAGAACACAATTTAAGTACTACTTGTGTGAGAAGCGTATAGCCTCCCTTAATTAGACCAGGGATCAGCACCCCAACGAAGACGGCCTCAAGGAAGGCGGTGTGACGTGGGGTCTTTACCCACTAGTTTGAGTTTATAACGTCGGATACTAGTAAACAGACGCATGTAGTTTCATTTATTTGTGCTCTAAAACTACGAAGAAGCAGATCTCAATCCAGGAGAATTTTTAGGGTATCCCTGGATCTAATTATTTATTTCACCTAAACAGAATAAATAACATAAAATCAATTTAACAGAATATCCTATAATAACAAGGACAATATTGTCGCACCCTAGAGAAGAGCATGTGGGCGGGTCCCACCCATATAAAAAAATAAAAATTTTTCATCAACACATGTGTTGACAACAATCCTATAATAACCTATAAACAAATCAGTTGTAATAATAACTAAAAACAGAAAGGAATACATTATGCAACCATTAAGAAAAGACCACGTTGACTACTATAAAGACTTGACTAATAGAAAGTTTGATACTCAAGTTAATATAGTTGAAACTGAAATTGACAGTCAAGCAGAAGAGATTGTCAATAAAAAGATAAACCAATTTCCAAAGGAACTTGGCTTTGATAAAATGATTAAGGAACTAGATAAGAGGTGTAAAGCCCTTGTAAAGTTTCAATCAGAAAAAGCCCAGATTGAATACAAGTTGGAAATGGAAGCTAAAAAAGTGGCAGATGATATTGAAGACCGATTTAAGCGATTTGGTAAATTGCGAAAATGGGAAACTTCAATTCAAACTGTAAAAGTCAAAGAAGAAAACGCAGTTGATTATATAAATAAGAAATTGCGGAAAGTATGTTTTGAAGAAGCAGAAAAATTTGTAAGATCAAAACATAAACTTTATCACGCATTAGAAAACAAACGTGAAAAGTGTTTGACTATCTTACATACTGGTAGCCACATTCAACCAACATTAACCGAGTTAAGTAAAGAAATGGCCACAGCTAGAATACAGCTTGATATTCCGACTTCTTTACTAGCTTTACCGAGTAAATAATATGGGAAGTAGTTGCAAGATTAATGATGATACTAGTAGGATTTATTATTGTCATGTTAGGTTTTATTACTTTTATTCATTCTGGGGAACATAGAATGCTTGGTTTGTTAATTTGTTTTGCAGGTGTTGTTTCAATGTTTGCAGGATTACCAAGTGTTGAAGAAAATAACTCAAGACTTGATGAAAGTTTTAAAAGAAATAAAAAACAAATGGAGTTTGATTTTGATAAATAAATAAATAAACGAGGCGCGAGATTAACACACTCGCGCCACGACACATAGACACAATATATTGTGTCAAGGATAATCCTACACACTATGACCAAAATGGGTCAGAGAAGAGCATGTGGGCGGGACCCACCCGGGCGCGCTTCGCGCGCTTTAAAAGGGGACCCTAAAGGAACTATATCAGAATTCAAACTTTTTATGTTTACGCAAATACCCCTTAAAATTATAGGGGTCCCAGACCTACCCTATATAGTTTGATTTGGATAGTTAATCGTGTATAATAGTTTACCACCCATATTGA